GTCCGGTATTCTCGGAAGATGGAAATCATGACGCACGCGCACGTATCGACGCATTCCTTGACTGGCTACCAGAAGATCCGCGACACTACTCAGAGTCCGAACTACAATCCAAATACAATGAATGGCTAGTACAAGAAGAATCTCAGTGGACAGCGAAAGTGAAAGAGGAGACAGACTAAAATGTCCAAAGGACACAGACTACAGATCGCAATGTATGACACACTCGTCGCAGAAGTAGTAGTCGAGACCTTCAGAGAAGCAGAACGTATCAGAGATGCGTATGTCAACAGGAGACACAGACAACATCTCCCGTTGGGGTGCTCTTGTATTAGTGCTGCTGATAGCTCTCGCTTCTGGAATGTGCCCCTTCATTCTCTTATCACGCACTCAGACAAGGACTCGAAGTGAAGACTCTATTCTTAATCAGAGGACTACCCGGCTCAGGCAAGTCTACACTCGCACTTGATTTACGAGCATCCGTATGTGAGGCAGATGATTTCTTCCTTCATGACGGAAAGTATGAGTACAACGCTGGTAGGATAGCAGAAGCGCATCAGTTCTGTCGTTCTAACGTAGAACATCTCATGGAGTATAAAGTAGACAGAATAGCAGTCTCTAACACATTCACTCAACGATGGGAGATGAAGCCTTATCTTCAGCTCGCACTTGAATACGGCTATCGTGTAGTCGAAGTCACTCTCTCAGGTCCACTCTTTCCAAATATCCATGGAGTCCCTGAAGAAACTATTCAGAAAATGCGTGAAAGGTGGGAACAGTAATGGAACAGAAACTATACATTGAGTATCGCCTCTACTTCAATCCAACTGCCAATCAGGAATATTTGAAGGATATGGCTGAGGACTTTCAAGCACATATCAATGATGAGTGGAATCATGATTGTCCTCATCCAGAACTGGAAGTAAATGATGTCACATACGAGATTGTGATGGAAATTTCCTGCAAAACTAAATGTCGCAGATGTGGCAGTGAAACTGGACCTGCATTCCAGATGTGCGCAGACTGCATCAAAGAACTGGACTCAGAACATGACGAATGAAAATGAATATTCCGTCTATCAGTTCTTCAAAGACGGCTCATATGAGCGTGTCCGTCACTTCGTCTCAGCAAACGATGCTGTGCATGCAGCAGACTATCTCTCTATGTCTGTAGGAGCACAAGTAGGTACGACAATACGAGTCATCATTACAGACGCACTTGACTGTGTATGTTTCGAATGGCTCCACGGAAAGGGAGTAGTCTTCCCAACTATCGAATCCATAAATGGAAACAGAAAGAAGGTGAACTAATGTCTGAAAGAGAAGCAGTAGATGGACTAATCAAGAGTATCGTAGAAGCTCTGTCCTCAATCTCCAACCTGCATCTGGAGAATGAACGCATGATACTCGAATCAGTCAAGAGTATCGGAGAGAAAGTCCTAGAACTCGAACGACGAATCTCAAGTCTAGAACTGTCGAACTGTTTCAACTATACAAGGACTAAGGACTAACTTTATGGAACACTCACTACAGCCCTTAACTCATGGAAACATACTAATCGTCGGAGCTAAGGCTAGTAACTTCGACATTGACTTGCGTCAGAACCCACGAGTCATAATCTGGAGTAGTCAGGAGACAGACTGGCAGGGCAAAGACCTTCCACAGAATGTCCGTGTCGTCTTCATGACTAGATGGATAGGACACACGTCATTCGCCACGATTCTAAAGGAAGCACGTAAGCGACAGATCACCATATTCAATCCCGAAGGAACCGGAATAATCGCGCGTCAGGTCAAAGAACTCCTAGACATGCACAAACTAACACGAGTAGAGACTAAGGAAGAGATACAGACTATGACTACTACGACAGAGACTCCGAATTCTGACACATTCACTGGAACGAGAAGCAAGAACTTCCGTAAGTTGTTCGCACTCATACCGTTCATCGACGAACAGAAGAACAACTCACAGAACGCACGCGCACTTGTCGTGAAGGCACAGGAACTGGGCATCTCTACTACGTTCGGCTCACTCTCTATCTTCGTATCTAAACATCGTAAGAAGTCCATCCCTACACATGTCCGTCATGCCCGGTCAGTCCGTCCAGTCTCTCCGTCCAGTCCGAATAATGACGTAGCAGTCGAGATGTTAGATCATCTCATCAAAGAAATGCAAGATCTGCGGAGTTACTACATCTCCACAGTCCGTGAGAACAGTAATCTCAAGTCCAAACTGGCGAAGTTCAGAAAGCTGGTCGCAGAGTAATTTATGTCATTAACTAGAGCTGAGTGGGAAGAAATATGGGAACTCGTTGCAGGTCTTGAACGGGACTCTGATTATCTTCACTTCGTAAGAAGAGACGTAAGTGATAGAATGAAACGTAGATGCGCTCGTATTAAGGTGTTAATCCAATCAGTAATTGGACAGATGGAATAAAATGTCAGACATCATTCTCCCTCCGAAGAAGAATGTCATCTTCGACGCTACACTTATTTCAGGTCTAATGTCGTGCGCACGTTACCATGACATAAGATTCAACCATCGTCTTGTAGCTATGAAAGGGAAGTCTAACTCCCTCGAAGTAGGATCTCTAATCCATAAAGTCTTAGAGGTCTATTACAAGCATAAGATAGATGGATTCACTCACTCCGTAGCCATAGGACACGCACTAGTCGCGGGTCAACTCTTCGTGTCAGGCTGTCAGCACTGCGCAACCTTCGTGTCAGAAGACGCATCAGTCCCCTCATGCGGACATGATCCAGAGGAATATCCGGGCCTCTTTAATACTCCTGAGAACTCCGAAGGATATGTAATCGGATGGAGATTCGCACTTCAGACCTGCGAACAGTATTTCAATCACTACCAGAATGACTCCTTCATCCCTCTCTCAGTAGAAGAAGTCATAGGAGAAGTAATCTACGAGGATGACGAACTTCGTGTCCTATGGAAAGCTAAGCTAGACCTGCGGATAGATACGAACCAGACGGGTATCATATCTATGGACCACAAGACCTTCAAACAAAGGAGAGACAAGACTTCTCTATCGAATCAGTTCTTAGGACACTGTGTCCTGCTCAACTCTCGGAATGTCCTAGTGAACAAGATCGGACTACAGACGACGCTGAAAGTCCCTGACCGACTGACCCGCGAGTTAGTCTCTTACTCCGCCGCGCGTATCCATGAGTGGCAGTCCGAGATAATCCCTTACTACGCCTACAAGTATATCCAGTATCAGGAGTCCGGCTATTGGCCTCCTAACTTCTCCTCATGTGACAATATGTATGGTCCGTGTCCATACAAGAGAGTCTGTGAGTCCGACCCCAACATGAGAGAAGAGACACTCAGAGCTGAATATCAACTAGCCCCAATGTGGGATCCTAGGAATAAGGAAAAGGAAGACTAACTATGTCCAAGAATAAGGTCGCATTCGTCTGTCTCAGTTGTGAGTTGCATAAACAGAATGCAAAGTTCCGCACTCTTACGGAAGCATTCGAACACATGCATGAAATTGAGTTTCCCTACAAACATGACATAGTCGCACTCATCGAAGAGTGTCCAGACGAGAAGTCAAATGACAAAGCGAGAAGTGAAATTGTTTTGAAGTACCTACTACAAAAGGATTCAGATGTTTAAAGAGGAACTACTCTCTATCGTCGCGTCATACACTGAGTTACAACTAAACGTCTATATCCGAGAACTGGAGACGCGCATCGAGGACACGCACTCACTGCTGAAAGAACTGAAGTCTTTGAAAAAGAGGAAGTTCTCGAAAAAGAGTCTAGACAATGGAGCTAGGGGAGGATTAGGATGATGATATCTGTTGAGGAACTACTCGCACTCCTGCATGACTTGCCTATCGAGGCACTGAAGAAACCTATCTTCGTGACTATCAACGAAGAAGATACACTGATGGAAGACATCTCGATAGAACCTGTCATGATGGACAGTCACTCATCAGAGGAGATAGTCGGATACGTCATAGTAGTCAGTTCACATGACGAACCTGTCCAGATGAACCTTGACTTCGACTCTCTCGATAAGGACAAGGATAACTAACTAATGCAGGACATGAACTCTATTAACTTCGACTCTCTTTACTGTCTCTTTAAGGGGGAACCCGGGACACGTAAGTCTACACAAGCCTTATCATTTCCCGGCCCTCAATACTGGTTCTCATGGGATCAGAAGATGTCATCCATCTTCATCCCTATGCGTAAATGGAACATTGATCCTAAGACTATCTCGTATGATGACTATGATGACTGGACTAAGGCTAAGGTCAAGTTGGAACAACTTCAGTCTAACTGTCCCTACAAAACTATCGTCATAGACTCTATCACGTCGTGCGCAGATGCAATCCTCCGTCAGACTACGCACTTGAAGTATGGAAAGACACGCACTTCAGGTGCAGCGGCGGGTAAGTTGATCGCAGGAATCGCAGTCAATGAAATAGAGGACTACAACGCTGAGTCCGGCGCTCTTGGTGAGTTAATCTCTCTGACGAAAGACATCAAGAAACATCACAAGATTAATGTCATCATCATCGCGCACGTCATCAAAGCTGAGTACCGAGATACGACGAAGAAGACTACTCATGTCTCGCGTCAGATCGTGACTGCGGGAAAGAACATAGCTGCTAAAATTCCTGCATATTGTGGTGAAATCTATCACTTCAATATCAAGTCAGGAATGATAGAAGGGAGTGGAGGTGACTATTCTCTGTTGACAACACACACTGGAGATGACTTCGCGAAGACAGAACTTGGGTTGGATAAAGAGATCGTATTTAAGGATAAACCTATATACGAAACCTACATCAAACCTGCCATCGCACTGACAAAACTCTCACCGCAGACTCTAACACAGATCTAGCTAGGAGACACATCACATGACTTTCATCCAGTTCTCTGACGAAGACATGAAGCGTGACGCGGTCGTCGAACCTGCGTGGTACGTCCTGAACATCCAGAACCATCGCACTTGGAGTCCGACGAAAGATGGGCAGTCGAACAACTGTCATTACGACACCATCATCGAGAAGAATGCAGACAACGGATCTGTAGACTTCGCGGGCGTCCCTATCGTTCTTCAGTTCAACGATAAGCCCGGAGCAACTGGCTTTATCAAGGCATTCCTGCGTGGCTTGGGCGTAGAACTTCAGTCCAAGGTTCGCTACGATCTGAACTCCGCAGTCGGAAAGAAGATCGAGGCATTCATCGAGAACGACACCTATAACGGTCGCATCGTGAACAGGTGCAATCACAAGTATCGGATCCATCAGGGCTAGTCTATTTGTCGCACTTGATCTATCTCATGCGTCTCCTACATCCAAGTGAGGAGTACTAGAAATGTGAGGTAGACAAGTAAAGTGGATGCCTGTTGAATACACTCGGAATAGACAGGGAGTACAGAGTCTCCCCTCTGTATTTTGCCTCATCCACCGAGCCTTTCTCTTTCAATTTACCTGTCTTAACTTGTGGAGGAATCATGACGACTGAAGAATTGGAACTTCCGGCGGAAGAAGTCGAGGAACCTGAGGAAGACGAAGAAGAAGAAGAGGAAGAGGAAGAAGAACTCTTCGAAGATGATGAGGACGAAGAAACAGAAGACGAAGAAGACTCTGAAGAGACTGAAGAGACTGAAGAGACTGAAGGGTCGTAAGTAGAGGGATTCATTAGATGCGCGCGTCAGTCAGTCCAGAACTTGCCTACGGGGCAGTTAGGCATAAGTTGAACAACTGTTCGCGCGCATCTAGTGACAGGGGGTATCTCTAATACTGACCCAGTGTCAGATTACGGAGATACCCCCGCTTTTAGTAGGCCAGAAAAATGAATGATCACATTAGACTCGTAGGACGTGTAATTCAAGTGAGTAGGACTGGATGGGGATTCATCTCTTCTAAAGATATTCCATTTACTCGCATATTCTTTCATTGGAGTGCCATCAGACAGGACTCCCTCCCTTTCTTAAAATTTAAGACAGGAATGATGGTAGAGTTCACTCCAATACAGATTCCCGGTAAGGGCTACAGAGCTATGCATATCCGTGTCATTGAACGTCCTGTCGAAGGGAACGAGAGAGATGAACCTAATCTGCCCACATTGCAAGAATGACAGAGAAGACCTACTAGAACGTATTAAGGGCAAGATATACTTGTGTCATGTCTGTTCTAAAACTTTCGAGTTAAAAGAATAAAAATGAGTGAGCATAAATATGTCCCAGGCGTCGGCTCTGTTTCATCTAAAATCATGATTCTAGGCGAATCACCCGCGCGTGAAGAAACATTAGCAGGTCGCCCGTTCGTAGGTGCGTCAGGACGAGAATTAGACAGGCTCCTCAAAGATGCGGGCATTTCTCGCGCAGACTGCTGGGTCACGAACGTATGCAAGTATGAAGTCCCTCCGAACATAGGAGCCAAGCGTCAATCATTCTACCAACGCGCGACTGCGAGCGGAATTAACGTAGACAAACAATTAGAGGAACTACAAGTTGAGATTAATGATATTCGACCCAACGTTATTCTCGCTCTCGGTGGGACTGCTTTATGGGCACTCAGCGGGAAGACTAAGATTTCTAAGCACCGAGGATCAATCATGTGGGGAATGGGTACGAAGTTTGTCCCTACCTATCATCCCGCGCACTTGCTACATAGTTTTTCAGGTGGCGAGATCAAGGGGTATTGGAATCGACAGGTAATAATCTTCGACTTCAAACGCGCACTTGAGGAGTCTGTCAGTCCGATCCTACAGCTTCCCTCCCGCACGTTACAGATAGCCCAGAACTCAGGTGAACTCCATGGCTTTCTGGAGAGATACAAACATCATCTGACTCTCTCAGTAGACATCGAAGCAGGCGGACACTGTCTCCCTATCTGCATCGGACTTGCGTTCAATAAACATCATGGAATGACAGTCCCTCTGTGGAACCGCGACGGAATATCCACGATACCCGACTCCGACCTCGCATCCATGTGGCTTATGTTGTCCAAAGTTTTATGGGAGAAGGACATTGTTGGGCACAACTTCAATTACGATAGAGACAAAATACGAAGACTGGGATTTGCAATACGTAGAATACATTCGGATACGATGCTCAAAGCCTTTGCAATTAACCCTGAACTCCCGAAGGGGCTTGCATTTAATACAAGCATTTATACGAGAGAACCCTTCTACAAGGACGAAGGCATGTATGAGGGGAGCTATAGAGATCTCCTGCTCGGATGCGCACGAGATGCTTGTGTCACGTATGAAGTAAATGACTCGATGGACTCTGACTTAGATGAACTAGGGATGCGGAAGTTCTACGAGAACTTTCTGATGACTCTACCTGACTTCTATCTGGAGATAGAGAATAATGGATTCCGAGTCAATGAGCAGCGACGCGCCGAATTAATCACAAAGTATGTAGAATGGGATGAGAGACTCGGATATGAGATGTTCCAACTCGCAGGAGTAGATGTCAATCCAAACTCCTCTGAGAAAGTGTCGAATCTCCTCTTTGACATATGGAAACTTCCGAGAAGAAAGGGGACGGGCGAAGAGGAGCTAACCGCACTTCTCAACTTACAGAACGGAGTTAAGTATCAGCCCTACAGGGAGTGGATAGAGAAGGCTCTAGAACGCAGGCGCGTCAGGAAGACCCTCTCTACCTACTTATTCGCACTTACAGACTACGATGGAAAGATGCGGACTACCTGCTTCATGTGTCTTGAGACAGGTCGCACGTCCACAGGGCAGCAAGATCCTCCCATCCGTCCCTTGGTAGACATCAAGGGAAAGGGACGTAAGGTAGACATGAAGCCTATGGGCTGTGCGTTCCAAGTCTTCACTAAGCACGGAGACATAGGGTCGGACGTGCGAGGAATGTATGAGCCTGATGAGGGAGAAGTCTTCGTCCAGCTGGACTCATCTCAAGCCGAAGCGAGAGTAATATTCAACTTAGCTACAGATGAACAAGCACTAGAGGACATAGATACACATGATTTTCATGCATTGACAGCATCATGGTTCTTTGGAGGAGTAGAAGATGACTATTCAAAGAAAATACTCGGATATGAAAGTCCCATTAGATTCGCGGGTAAGACGCTCAGACACGCCGCACACCTTGGTGCTTCAAAAAGGAGAGCAGCAACAGAGGTCAACACTCAAGCACGCAAATTCAAAATTCCTCTTACTATTACAGAAGCTCAAGCAGAGCGTGCTCTTAAGATATTTCATACAAGACAGCCTCTCATCCAGAAAGTCTTCCATTTTGAAGTCATTGAAGCCATTAAAAGTAAAAGAAGATTGGTGGCGCCAAAACCGTGGGGAATAGATGCACCTCATGGTGGAGTGCGCATCTTCTACGAACGTATGGGGCCTGATCTTGAAAGAGAAGCTCTTGCGTATCTTCCACAGAGAGCTGTAACCGATAACACTAAAGCGGCGGGGATAAGAATTAAAAAGAAATTTCCTGGGGCAAAGATTATTCTCGAAGCCCATGATTCCCTTTTGTTTAGTGTGAGAAGAGAATATTTAGATGACTTTGTAGAAATGGCTAAAAAAGAAATGGAGAGACCTATTGATTTCCACACCTGCTCCTTACCCCGTAGACTTCTTAAGCTACCTTGCGATGTCGAGATCGGAGACAATTATAAAGACTTACGAAAATATAGAAAGCGAGAGGAAACAGTTATTGGAGAGGATGTTTCAGAAGTCATTGTGGAATAACGACTGTTTAATATGGAAGGGTTCACTAAATAATGAGGGATACGGTCAAATATGGCATGATGGAAGAATGTATAATTGCCATAGATTATCTGCTATATTCTTTTTAGAACTAAGTGATTCACTACAAGCAAATCATAAGCCCGAATGTCCGAGTAGAGCATGTTGGAATCCTGAACATCTCTATGTAGGTACAGCTAAGGAAAATAATGCAGACATAGTTAGAATTTATTGTAAAAATGGGCATGAATTTACTGAAGAAAATACCTACTATCGTAAAGAAGGTACTAGAAGTTGCAGAATATGCATCAATTTAAGATCAGCAAAATATAGAAAGAAGAAGTAATGACGTGGGTGGAAAAATTTCTATCTCAACATTCGGAACTTGAAAGTCCAACTAACTTCTGGTTCTGGGCATATCTAGCCTCCATCTCAGCAGTTTTAAAGGATAATGTATGGATAGACCGACAAATCTACAACCTCTACCCGAACATTTATTGCATGTTCCATGCAGAGAGCGGACTGAAGAAAGGCCCACCGATATCAGCAGCGAAGCAGTTAGTCCGTGGAGTTGGAGGGACTCGAATCATCTCTGGGAGAAGCTCTATCCAAGGGATTCTGAAGGAGTTAGGGACAGCTCAGACACAGCCGGGCGGGAGAGTCATAACGAAGTCCGTCGCATTCATCTGCTCAAGCGAACTGACGAGTAGTATAGTCGAGGATAAAGTAGCGACGGATATCCTGACAGACTTGTACGACAGGCAGTACAACATCGGGGAGTGGCGTTCTCTGTTGAAGATGGAACAGTTCAATCTGAAAGATCCGACTATCACCATGTTGACTGCGACCAATGAAGCTCACTCGAATGATTTCTTTGCTAAGAAAGATATACACGGTGGTTATTTTGCTCGCACGTTCATAGTCTCTGAGTCGAAACGGAATCGCGCGAACTCTCTCTTACTTCCCTTAAATAACCCACCCAAATATTCGGACCACATCGACTACCTGAAAGTCCTGTCAGAACTAAAAGGCCCATTCCGTCCTTTAGGGAGTAAAGAACCCACGGAGGAGTGTACGATTCCGCATGTCGAGCATGTCACAGGAGAGACTAACTACTTCTCTTCTGCAGGACTACTCTATCAGAAGTGGTATGAGAACTTCATAGATCAAGTCCTGACACAAGATTTGAAAGATGACACAGGGACTCTTAATCGCTTCGGGGATTCAGTCCTGAAAGTCGCTATGTTGCTCGCACTCGCCAGAAGTCCAGAACTATACATCGACACAGACAGTATGCAGTTAGCCATAGAATATTCGGAGAAGCTAGTCGGAAATGTCCGTGAGATGACGCATGGAAAGAAGGGACTCTCTGAGGCGAAGAACATTAAGAACCTGATTATCCAAGAACTCCTGACGAGAGAGACGCATTCCATCAGTCGCGCTATGCTGCTCAAGCAGATGTGGTCGCACTACAGAGAGGCTTCTGAGCTAGACGAGATAATGCTGTCCTTCGATCAAGCAGGAATGATCAAGAGTCAGTCTATAGGGAATCAAATCATCTATCTCATGCCTGAATTACAAGTCGTAGAGCTGAAAAGAAGATTCTCAGGTAAGGGAAAATGACTTGGTGGTTAGCTGATGGAACAATATGGAGGAGATTTATGGACGAAGAACAAAGACTGAAGCACAATTATAAACAAATAGTTATCGCACTCGAAGAATCCCTAAAACTCCAAGCACATTATGCGGAGTTACTCAATATGCATGACGAGGGACGACGAAGAATATTCAAAAGTCCTACGGAATGGATGGATAGACTAATAGAAACTGGAACTGTTAAACCTTTAATTGGGATGTCAGAGTAATGTTAATTCCTCTTCCGGTCTATGATAAAGTAGAGGACGTGATCATCGAAGAGAAGACAGACGACTGGTACAAAGAATTCTTCTCCCTTTCTTCATGGAAATGTCCCGTCTGTGGGTTGACTAATTTTGGAAGGAATACTTATTGTGCAAGATGCAGAGGTGTGAATCATGGAACAGAAGCAGGATCTCAAGCCTAAGGCGACGGACTTGTATGAGGAAGTCTACACTGAATGCGCGCGTATCAACTGGTACGCAGATCAGATCAAGAAGTCTCAGGTAGTCATCGAGACTAACGTCCGACTGATTCAAAGAGGAGTCATTATCTCTCCTCCTCTCCCTCCAATTGATCCTCCTATCGATCCGCCGATCATCACTCCTCCTACAGAACCTCCGCCCGTCACTCCGCCTCCTATTGAAGAACCGGGTCCGCCTATCTCTAACCTCCTTATCCAGAAGTCTAACATGCAGTACATCGGCGCATTCCAGCTGCCGAAAGATCCTGCTGGAGCAGCCTACGACTTCGGATACGCTACGACGGGTATGTGTTTCAACTCACAGCATAACTCGTTGTACATCAACAATCACATCTATGAACAGAAGACCGCAGAAGTCTCTATTCCTCATCCGAGCATGAATCTCGGCGCGGTCCCGACTGCGAATTATATTCAGACTCTCGGAGACATCACAGAGGGGAATCTGAATAACCTTTGTGCAGGTGGGAGCGCGTGGTATGATAAGTGTCAGATCGGCGGTCTACTCGTCTACGGGAATAAGCTGGTCGGAACATCGTATATCTTCTACGACGCAAGTAAGACCGCAGTATTGACGCACTTCACGTCAGGACTGAACGTCTCTCAGTGGGGAGACTACAGAGGTATGTATAAGGTGGGCGACTTGAATGCAGGATTCTATGACGGATACATGTGTCATATCCCTGCGGAGTGGCAGGCTGCATTCGGTGGTCCATGTCTGACAGGTAACGCAGCTCTGTCCATCATTACGCGCACTTCATACGGTCCAAGCGCGCACGTCTTTAATCCCGGAGAGTTCGACTCTCTTGGGAATCATGAGTCCGTAGGTGCGACTCCCATCGTCTACTACGATTCACAGCATCCTAATCTCGGATCGTGGGATCAACAGGATCATGTGAATACGATGTATAACATGGGGACGCGCGTCACTGGAATGGTCTTCCCTACGGGGTCGCGCACACTCCTGTTCTTCGGTACACAGGGAATGGGAGTCCCCTGTTACGGAGAAGCTCCACACTGTTATGATCCGGCTCTGACATACAAAGGTACACACGCATATCCATACGCCTATTGGGTCTGGGCATACGATGCGAATGAACTCTTGCTCGTGAAGAAGGGCGCGAAGAATCCCTGGGACGTACAGCCTTACGCAGCGTGGGCTTTAGATCTTCCTGCGTCTATGCCCACATGCGAGGTTCAGGGCGCGACGTATGATCCGCTGACTCAGCGTATCTACGTGTCCGCTATGTACGCTGCGTGCGCACTTGGGAATCCCTATGACAAGGGTCCGCTGATTCATGTCTTTCAACTGAACGCAACTGCGGGCGGACTGCTGACGATCTGATACGGAGGATAAGATGGAAGGTATAGTGAAGCGTGTCGTACCTGCTAAGGCATTTGGATTCATTCTCGGAACTGATGGAAAGGATTACTTTTTCCATAGTTCTGGACTGAATGGATTCTACGATGATTTAGTAGAGGACTTGGATCAAGGTAAGAAGATCGTCGTAAACTTTGATCCAATATCCTCTGCTAAAGGACTCCGCGCAGCTAATGTGACGCGCGTAGACAACGGGGTCGGATGACAGTTACTGAGGACTCGTCGAGTCAAAGATATCAGCTCCGCCACCCTTAAAGAGCCAGTCATATTCATCAGGAACTATCTTGTGAATTGACTCTCCCTTATCGTATGTCTGGAGACCCATACCTCCTGCTACAGGAATCATAAGTGGCAGGAGGTATGGATCTGACTTAAGCAGTTCAAGTAGGTCTTGATGAACTAGGGGAACAAACATCTGAGCTGTTCTGTCCAGCATATGAACTGGCTGTCTCTCAGTTGCAAACAGCAGATCATATCCGAATTTAGCAAATGGATTCAGCTTATTCGATCCGAACTGTTGTAATGCACTTCCCCTAGTGAATGGGCGATATCCTACACCAAGCTCGAAGTCTTTCTGTGTGTTGGATGACGTCTCATGTCCTGTGATCATCCGACTATATGCGACCAAGAACTGTTGGAATCCGCCTCCCGGATCTAAGCGCGTATTACCGAATCGCAGCTTCATAAAGTCTGCACTATTAGGATCAAAGCTAACCTGTACATCAGCGATTCCAGCTTGGTTTGCTGCCTTACCCAACATAGCAACTCCACCCCACGCAGCAGCAAGTCCAAGTGCGGATTTCAAATATTGTTTCCGTACAAATGGAGTAGCCATAGCGTAGGTATTAGGATTCAGCATCCTCATCCTACTCGCTACGAGCCGAGGCGCGAACATACCCCAACGCAGGATATTAGCAGCAGCCTCTACGTTAATTTCAGTCCCCTCTACAGGGATGATATGAGTCTTCAGAGGACCGCGACCCGTAACAGTATTTACATAATCAGCTATCTCTTTAGCTCGTACTGTATTCGTATAGGGATTCAATTCCGCCGCAGATTCAGGTGTAAAATTCTGTCTCAGGAGTCCCGGACGCGCAGATCCAGTCTCTAATGCTTCAAGTGATGTAGCTCTAGCCTGATCTACTAAATTCTGAAGTGAATTCATCCTTATGTGATTCAGGAAAGTAGCATAAGCGCGGTTGGACGCCTTGAAATATCGCCCCGCTGTAGTCCTATATGCATCACCTAACTTTGTACTAATCAGATCTAAAGGCTTACCAGTCTCAGCCCATGAACTAGCTATGTCCATCTCACTTCTAGTTACGTCACTCCCGATGATAGGCTTCATCCCTGCTTTATCTGCGAGGGATGGAATAATCTTCCCCGTCTTCGTATCCCTGAATCTCTGGAAGGCAGGAAGATTCATCAACTCAGCGTTGACCTGTCTAGAGTATTCTGGATTGCCGAAGGCCCGCAACATAGGCACAACAGCCTGACGCCATTCCTTAGTAAATATCTGAGGAAGCCCTTGTCTTAGAGGAGCCGACAAATCCCCCGTAGTAGTCAGGTTAGTAGGAGTAGCTACCATCTCCTCGAAAGTAGAAGGCTCGTCATTAGGTCCACGCTGGAATGCATTCCTTATCGCCTCTGCTATCTTAGTTCTGGAGATACTCTCTAAGTTAATCGCACCTGTCTCATCTCCAATGAACTTATTGAGTTCCTTACTCCACCTGCGACGTGGCACCTGACCAGTCTTCAAGTCCCTCATCTCAGGAGTAATTACATCTTCCTTGTCCAAATAGTCCTTGATTATCGCATCATCTACTACTGGTAGATTCCTCTGTTCTGGCTCAACTACCTCAGGACGCGCACTTGGTTCAGAATAGTCATGTCCTATTCCGATATCTTCAGGTAACTCCCTAGGGATCATCTCAGTATGTGGCCCCAAAGGAAGCTCCTGTTGCCCCATCTGCGGTGGAACGGGTCTATCTATCCGTATATCTGCTATTCCTCTTGGACCCGAAGCCGTCGGACCTAGAGTCATTTCTCGTTCTGTAGCAAATCCACGAGACTCATTCTGTCCCAACACATTCTGTTGCCTAATTCCACCTACATCTAATCCCCAAGTATCTGAACCTGCTGTAGGATCTGGTCCCTCCCAAGGAATCTGATTCTCTAGTTGTTCCTCTTCAGTTGGAAATGGTCGTCTTGGTTCATCAGGAGGTATACCCTCATCATTCGCACTTGATGGACCCTCAGGATAGTTGATCTGAATAACTTTACCTGTATTTGGATCTATTACATCATTCGGCTCCAACGGGCCGACGTATTCCATCTCAACCATCGAGCCATCTCTTAGTTGAAATGGAGTCCTCTGTACACCCTTAGTAGCCGTCGCGTCTACGGGTATGACAGTCCCATCAGGCAGCCTATACTTGTCTATCGCACGCCCTTCAGTTTGATACCTCTGTTCTATAAATACTTGACGTTCTCTTATTGGATCAAATGGCACTCCGTTCGGTCCATTTGGATCATTTGGAAATGATACAGAGGGATTTTGACCTATGATTCTTCCATGCTGATATATTGCATCATCAAGTAAATGACCAATAAACTCCAATTCATCTGGAGTTTTAGCTGCATCACTAGCTGCTTGTAATTCTTCATAATTTCGTCTGACAATATCTGGATTCTCTTCATTAATGATTCGACTTCTTGCTTCATCTAAAATTGCACCAAACTCATTTTCATTAAATCCCTGCGCAAGATGATTCTTTATTCTATTTATGAAGTCTCCCATCCCACTAGCAGGAGGATGTGACATGAAGGGCTGTTTAGCCAGATCAGCATGTATGTCATCTACACTCATACCGGGGGGATTAGGTAACTGTCCCTCCGCATTAGGAGTCCCAAACTGAGGATTATGTCTTGCATCTAACTGGGCACGTACACCCTCTATCCATTCGGGATGTAAGTCAAATAAATCTCCAATTTCATTACTACCATGTTCATTAGCACTATTCCACATATCCCACAATTCGAGTGGGGTTTTTCCACGAAGATCTGGTCGCTTCTGAAATATCGCTTCCTCCGTTCCTTTGTAGGGAGGAGGTGCCCAATCAAATATACTTGTTGTACCTTCCGGTGTATGAGTTACATTATCTGGTGTATATCCGGGTCCAAACCTCTCTTCCGAAACAGGTGGAGGAGTCTTGGGTTCTGTCTGTTCGCCCATCTTAACCTGTCGGGCGAATGTTATCTCTTCATCCGTAGGATCACGTCCTAGTAATTGTTTGAGGAGTTTCCACATTCCTTCTGCATCAAGTGATCCCTTCTGACCCTTTATCAGTTCTCCAATACCTTTCGCCTTCTTGAATATAACTGTTCCATTAACTGGATCCTCCATGTAATATCCATCTTTCTGGAGGTTAACTACCAGTTCTTTCGTCAGTTCCTTAAGAGGTATAGGACCGAAATCTGCTCCCTCCTCGTGTCTCATCGCACCTTCAGGAATCGCACCTGGGACTGATGGACGCGGAGTCTCAGTCGTAGGAGGAGTCTCTACGACAGGAGTCTCTACGGGCGGCGCAGTCGGAGTCTCTGTACGAGGTATATCCAGAGGTCTAGCTGACCAAGGTTCTCCATCAGGTCCAAGATCTAACGTCTGCTGCATGGGTGTATCTACGAACGGCCTAACTGTAGCCGGACGAGACGGACCTGTATTTGCGAATCTTCCCCTTGGATTCCTGTATGGACCTAATGGAAGCCCTTGTTGCTGAGGTTCATTAATATCCCTAAACAGATCCATCTGACGTGTCGGCTCAGGCGGTCGTGCGACAGGCGGCCTATCTTGCGGCAGATCCTCAAAAGGTAGCCAATCAGAGCCTCCTCTGCCACCGGGAGGTACAGACTCTCCTCCTCCTATCCCACCTTCTCCCGCACGTTCAGTGTTAATATCCAAACTTCCTAGTTTCTTAGCTCCATGATATATTCCAGCCGCAGCTAATGCTTGACCTAATATTCTGCCATAATCACTATGTTCCCATGCTTCTTGGAACTTCTGCGTAGGCATACCTAATGCCCCAAGAAGCTGACTTGCAGCAGATACGTCGCGCTGATGTGGATCCTGAGGTACATCTACAAAGGGTTTATCTTCTGCACCATATTGAAGTGCGGCCTTAAATGGAGCAGTAAGAGGACTAGTAATGTCAAAAAATGCCCCAGGGTAATTACCTGCCTTAATTTTCTCCTGAGCAGATTTAGCAGTTGAAGTTACTGCCTCATACAGCTCCTTCGGCATATCTGTAAGAAGACCCCTTGCGAAGCCTCCCTTATACTCGGGTGGAGCAGGTGGATTTATATCTACCCAATTTGTCTCAGGTGGCTGAGGTGGATTAATATCAACCCAATTCTGAGGCATTATCTTGCTCCCCAAGTCTGCCCACCGTCATGAGAATATTCGTACATCTTGCCATCTCTTGTGCGACGTTGTTCTTTGGGATTAGATTGATCCGCCTGATACTTATATCCGCCTCCTCCCGCAGCCACAGGAGGTACAGCTTGAGGTCCAAGCCCTTTTGTAGTCTCAGGAGATACTTGGGCACGAGATGAGATTCCATATCTATCTGACCGCGTAGCAGGTCTGGGAGCCTCAAGTTGATTAGGTGGAAGCTCCTGAGAACTAGAAGGAGTCTCACCTTTAATTGAAAGAAGAGGTATACCTAACTTCTCAAGTATTTCATTATATTTCTTTCTCTTCTCAGTTACTTCAGCATCTCCCCACCATCCATATTCAGGTGCAGGAGCTAGTTGATAATCTCCACCTGAAGTACCCGGAGCAGTGATAAATTTATACTTCTTGACTAAAGGATCATCAAATGATTCTCTAAGTATATCATTTCGACCAGCTCTAGGTGCATTGATGTTAGGCTTATCTTTCCCCTCCTTAGGGGGAGTTCCGGGCCTAGTTATAGCACCCGATCCTACTGGTTTTAGGACACCATTTTCAAATACATATATGTCATTACCTATATTGAATGGTCGTCCAGACTGTTTCAATGCCTCAAGATCAGTTGCATTCATTCCTCTAGTTTCAGCCGCCTTAACGTTCCATTCTCCTTTAAGATTTATTTGATCAGCATCAGACAAGTGACCCGAAGGACCAAGATTAACCGTTTCACTTGGATTAGTTGGATTATATGCCCTCGTAACTGGTCCCTTAAAGTCAAATACCCAAGTAGGATGATATTGCTTAAACGCATAAGCTTCTGATCTAGTCTTAGTTGCTGCTGCTTGAGCCTGATTCTTCTCTTCAGCTATTCTATTCTTCTCCCTATTATTCTCTTCTGTTATCCTATTCTTCTTATCAGCAATTTGAGCCTGAATGACATTTCCAGTCAGAGTTCTGTCCGTATCATTCCGCTGTCTCTCTACTTCCGCAGCCTGATATGCAGGTGTAGTCTGAGCCTTCCAACTCTCCAGATCATGTTTATAAGGCTCGTCCATGACTTCCTGAGACGCCTTAACTCCACCACCTAGTCCCGCAGCTACACCCACTAGAGTCCTTCCTAACGAGGGCTTCTTCTCTTGTGGGAAGCTGTTAATCAGTTGATTCAGTCTGTCAGATGCAGTCGTCTGAGGATGATACATCTCCTTCATGAGTCGGATGTATTCATCAATAGAATTCTCTTCAGGAGGCTTCGTATTATCCGGCTGAACAGGAGGAGGAGAAAAATCCATAGCAGGGGGCTTAAATAGCCCTCCAAAGGGATTCTCAGACTTCTCTTGTTTAGGAGAGTCCATAAGTCCTGGCGTAGTAAGACCGGCTGCAAAAGGATTTTGATTATATTGGTCAAGGATTTTTCTCTTCTTGACTCCTAAGATGTCATATCCATCCATGATGTCAGCCATGATCAGTACCCCCATCCCATGTTATTATTCGCACCGCTGGGATCATACTGACTATATCCACCACCACCTACTGGTCCACCATACTGAGGTCCATAATCCGAACCCCATGTTCCACCATTAGAACTATAGGGATTCTGATTCTGTTTCTGTCCATTATTCCCGAAATAGTTCATGAGAGCATTACCTGCCCCGCCTGCCATATTACCGATCTGACCAATTCGACTCATCGTCTGATCAAACTGACCCGGCTGTCTCTGATTCTGTATGTCACTTCCATAGAGTCCTAATCCAAAGTTCCCACCCATTCCTACGCCCTGTAATAGCTGGTTCCCGAATGTAGATGCCATGCCGGGAGTAGTTCCATACAGATTAGACATGCCCGCAAGTGCGCCCATCTGACGCTGTGACGCAAGTTGAGCAGCCTGATTCGACGCAGATGCACTCTGAGCAGCATTAGACTGTCCAATCCCTATATTCCCAGCTTGTGCTCTAGCTTGAGCATCGGCATTATATGTCTGTCCCTGATAGTCCAGACCTGTGTTATACTTACTAACGTCCACATCTGCACCCAGACGTTGACCCTCAATTCCAGCCATCCCGCTCATTCCAGCTAATTGACCCTGATTACGCGCGGCTATGATTCCTGCATTGACATTCTGCATAGCGTCGGCCGTAGATTGGCTCTGTTCTCTAGCCATCTTAGCCTGAGCCGCCGCTGCATTCGGAGAATATCCGCCCTGTAGACTCCTACCTCTATTGACTTCTCTCTCCGCATTCGAATACGCAGCTCTAACAGGTGCAGTTCCGCGCGACCTCAGGTCCGCCATGTCCTGATCTGAATATCCGCCCGTCCTTGATAGATTCTGGAACTGTGAATATGACGCAAATGGATCTGTATAACTTGCACTTCCCGGCTTGACAGTAAATGCGGAGTAACCCGGCCCACCATACGCGCCACTCGCGAACCCGCCCATACCTGCGCTGGGATCGCTTGCAATACCCCGATACATATTCTGAATATCGGTATAATCACCCATCCCCTGTTCAGCACCCTGTCCGTAGTTCTGCGCGAACGCATTAACCATCGGACCTTGCTGATTCTCGAACCGAGCCTGCTGATACTGACTCTGATTCTGTCCTATTCCCTTAGGATCTGATCCAGAGACGTTAGCGTTGGGTCCGTATCCCTGATTCGGCTGCGCGTTAAATAGAGCCACTTCTGTCCTCCTCCTAACTGTCCGTAGGAGCGTCCGTCAACTGTTTCTTAAGAAGTTGAAGTATTTGTATAGCGCCAGAGAGGGTATGAACCTGCACAGTCAGACTTTGATGCTGCTTCTTAAACTCTTCAATATGCTTATCCAGAACTTCCACCGTAATTTCCACTTTTCCTCCTAAGAGTCAGTAAAGTATGCAATTGCAAACACAAATTGTGTGTCATTATTAACGTCAATATCGTGCAATGGAAGAGGATTATTATTCTGATAAGTTTGTTTAATTCTTCCAAATGTGTATGTTCCACCTGCATGAAAAGTCATTGTTAGTTTTGATGAAGGAGTGAGCATATCAGAATAATACGAGTTAACACCTGCAAAGAGACATGGAACCGTAGCAACAGGAAATGGAAATCCTTTTACTGCAAGATCACCAACTATGACACCTTTTCCATATCCAGTTCCACCGTTTCCCTCTGAATTTGCAGCAGGATTACCAAATTGAGTCTGACACCACAAATTTACTAATTTACCAGTTTTTACATAATAACCATGTCGGATATCATAGCCCTGTCCAGTCTCTCCAGCATTAGATGGAGAACCAGCTTCATTTGGAACACCACCGATAGTAACTAACCATGTACCAGAAGTCTGAGTTAGGCCCCCAATACCAGCAGGTAATCGAGCAAGAGGAACAGTCCCTCTGTTCAGTAGACTTGCGTCAAGATACCCATAAATCTGACCAACTCGATCAAATGCAATAGCCCCTTGAATTACAGACTGAGCGTCATTCAGAGCTTCAAATCGAAGTATTCCGTCCCCATAACCTAACATTCTCCATACTTTAGCGTCAGTAGCAGCAGATGTTTCAATAAAGCCCAATAATGCGTTAACGCCACCGATATTCGAGTAGGACGAGAAATTCTGCGGAACGAAATGATTGTCGATGTTCTTCAGTGCGACGTTCGAACTCAGGCGCGCGTCTGGAATAGTCCCTGAAATCAGGTCCGACGCATTCAAAGGCGTATTTACCAGTCCTGCCGTAATAGTCGTACCTGTCGAAGTAATCGACATCTGTCTCGCCAGTGAAGCTCCTCTAGGATTAGGAACTACTCCACAGGTATAGAAGTCATGTTCTCCTATCTGTTGGATATACAGGACAGAAGGCTGTGATACGTCATCAGCCATCCAATTCGTGCCGTCATGAAAAAGATTCGACATTATGTCGAGTCTATTGTTCGGGACTACCTGACCCATACGCGCTGTCGTGGCGTTTCCTACTGCTTTGACCTCCCACATAGGTCCAGACGAGACTATCCGTTGATTCTGGAGAAATATATTAGACAGATTAGTCCATGCGACATTCTGTATCTGGTCGCCCCCACCCGGTTCATGCGTCACATGATGTGGAGTCGGAACCCCCGTACTTGGAGTAGCAAATGTCCCGTCCGCGCGTAGATATGTACTCGTCCCTCCCGGATATCCGCCCGGATGTTTCAATACATTAACCGACAAACGCGCATCTGGAATCGTTCCGCTCGTAAGAAAGTTCGCATTCAGAGGAGTCGCACCTAACCCCGCCGCTACAGTGACAATTCCATTACGATCTACTTGTAGTCCAGAATTAATACCTACTCCTGCGTCAGTTAACGGCCAGACATAGAATATCTCAGCATGTACACCGAATTTCCATAACTTCTGATTCGGGGGCTGACCTGACTCACTAAGCCATACACCCGGATCTATGTTATCTATCTCCTGAGGCTGAGTGAATATATTCTGTTGATTAGTCCATGCGACGTTACGAATGACGTCAGTTCCACCTAATTCATGCGTCAGATGATGCGTGACTAGATCAGAACTTCCGCCCCCACTCGTACTTCCATTCAAGTCCCACAGAGGAACCCACTCAGTCGTCGCGGGATTAGGTGTTGTAGGCATTAGGGAATCGCGATGATAACAGTTCCATTAATATAGACCTGTCCAGCAGGCCACGCTACAGTCAACTCATCATATAGGTCGATGACTGTCGCACTAGGTATAGCAAGTACGCCCGTATGCCACGTCTTCACGGTGGTACTACACATCAGCCCCGCGCCTATGAAACCTATTAAGCTCGCGTCACTACTCAAACTACCGGGAATCGTCAGTGAAATAGACGCGCGCCCAGCCGATAGTACACCGCTCATAATGAAGAGTATAGTCAGAGTCTTACCCACCAGCGACCATCTAATCGGACCTGACAGTCCAATTGCAGGAAGGTATGAACTACAATCACCCGTCTGCCAGTGCCCCATCGCTGCAAGACGACTGTATTCCCTGTAATTTCCAGTCGCAATGACGTTACCTGCACGACTTATATCGACTTCTCCTTCTACGGCATTCTGAGCATCATTTAATGACCACAGACGTAGGAGTTGATTGTAATTCGCTAGTTCAAATACACGATTATTTACGCCCTGAGAATTGTCGATTAGTTGGAATCTCGGAATAGCCGAGTTGATGGTCTGATTTACAGTGAATGTATTCTGGATATTCTCCAACGCAACATTACTTGACAAGCGCGCATCATTTATCGTCCCACTCGTTATTACCGCCCCCGACAGACTCGTTATCGCATCTGTCCCGCCCGTCTCATGTGTCGTATGATGCAGTCCTACGACTCCACCACTTCCACCGGGCCATGCCTCAGGAGGAGTCGTAGTTCCATTCTTAACACACATGTATGCGATATCATCAGATCCAATGACGATATCTCCATCGTTATACACACTTCTAGTCGTCGAACTGTAATCTCCCAAATAGTCCAAATCTGTAGCTACAGTTCCGCCCGTAATTATAGTCGTAGAGGTGTTGTCTATGATAGTATTAACGCTATTATTGATGTTATTTATGACCTCATCATGAGTTGCCTTGAGCTGATCCAGTCTCTCCAGCAAGATCTGAATAGTCTGATACAGAGCAGGATCTATCGCGCGTGACTGCGACAGAACTCCCTTCAGATCCGCGAATTGAACCTCTTTTTCCGGTGGTATAAATGCCATATTTATCTAATTTCCCGGATACGACGTAAAGACTTCCTTAGTGAAGATGACAATTCGAGTAATCTTGAATACTTCGTCTATATTTGTCGTCTTAAACTCAAATGTAGCGTACTGTTCCAGAAAATTCACAAGTCGAGTCGGAATTACTCGAACTGTACTCGTCATTGTAAAAGGAACTAGCGTCTTAGTTCGAATATCATCCATCGACTGAACTGACATCTTGAATATACCAGTTCCAGTCACTATCATTCTGATTGACGCGAAATGAGCTATGCTGTTACCCGCTTTTGTAGCTGTAGCTGGACTCATTTCGTTAATCTCCAAACATAGCAGTACGGATTACAGGATCAGGAATCTTCTTCTCTACACCGTTATTATAGCTGTCATGTCTAGCTGCTTTGAGTGAATTGATGTAGTAAATCCCACCACCACTCGTCCCCATTCCGATGATGACCTTATTTGTGTCGATTAGACAGATAGAAGTCACATCAACATCAAATACCCATCTAGTCCACTTGATATTCTTCGGATCTAGTCCCCTCTTATAGTCACCTTGGAGTATAAATTTCTGCGACGTATCAGGAAGTGTGATATAGATTCTCTTAGCAAGAGAATCATTTATTACCTGCAAGTTTCTGAATGCATTTCTGTTCAGTCCAAGCCAATAATTCTCTATCTTCCACGACAGTTCAGGACGCGCATAAACTCCATTGAACAGCATCAGTCCAGACCAGTCACCAATTAGGAGGAAGTCTATATTCGCACTTCCGGTGTCTAAGACTGTCCCGACTCCATGTACTGGCGCTCCGACTCCCTGATCTATGACTTTCTCATTCCACGTCGCAGGTTCGTCTAAGTTATCCACATATCCATAAGTACGCGTCCTCTTGAACAGATACAACGCGTCCCTGAACTCCTGACAGTTCGTCAGAGGATTTCCATCTAACGGAGTGATGATCAGTCCATCCACTTTACTTATCGCTTCAGGCTCACCCGGTGCAGATACCCACGCTACAGACCTATTATCAGGTCTCGCACTTGCGTCCCTCGTACTTCTCCCCAGAGGAGTAGCTTCTACGTCCGGAATCGTAGGATCTCCGACTAGAACTAGTCGTGAGTGATATGTCGTGAGGGCTACGCCAGCAGGAATTGCAGTAAAGTTATCCATTAAGTGCGACGCATCAGACATTAAGTCCGAATCGTAGTATGAGACGTCCATAGCCCTAGTCGTATTGTCAGTTAATGTCCCTTTCGGGATGAAAAAGAACTGATATCCCTTTTGATCTCCGTTGTAGTATGGAATAGCCTTAGTAGAGACTAGATGTCTCTTCGTCACATTAGGATCAGTAGACAGAGGGATATTTAAGACTCTGACTTTCTTCGTAGATTGATTGATTGTATTACCTGCGTAATATTCCGGACCCGGAGAACTCAAGTAGCCCGTATCAGTCTCATAAACCACGCCCACGAGATGGAATCCAGTGTCGCTGAATCCCGCAACATCCGAATCCGCTATCTGCATTGCGTGAGAGATGTAAAACGGAGAACTACTTACCGGAGTAAATACTGAAGTTAAAGCTGCATCTGAGGAATTAATGAATCTAGTCGTCGTAGTGTTGTCATTAAGAAGATCCACATTGTAGTATCCCGAAGCAGTAGAGTTGTAGACGTAAGTATTCGGATCAATCGCATGAGTCATACAGATCATACGACTAATAGTTCCGGGCGGACCTAATGGAATGTTATTCAGCTGTATTTTCTGATTCCCCGGTGCATTGACAGTAGGAAGCATCGAATAATTAGCGAACGGTGAATTTAATGTAGGACTATGGTCAGAGATTGGACCCAAATTACGGAAACCTGAGCCATCATTAAATGACACACCAATAATATGGATTCCCTTCGATACAACTCCCTCATTTATGTCATTAAATGCAATAAATGTGGGTTCTCCCTTAGGGAATGTAGAGTTCGTAGGAGTGTTGGGATATGTTAGATTTGCATTACTCGGCGCTGATCCTCCAGCCTTTCTTGCAGGACTTCCATCCCCTTTGTACACGTACAGATTTTCGCCCGGCAGTCCTAGTTCGTAGTTCTGCCCATTATTGTCTACGTAAGTTGTGAAAGGAGTGATGTAAGCGCGACCAGCTATAGCTACGAATCCAAAGTCCGTCATCGTAGGAATAGTCAGGATTGCACGCCACATACCGTTCGGACCCGTCACATGATGAATGACTCCACCCTCAACTAAGACGAGTAGAGTCTGTCCAGTCTGCATGACGTAATCATAGACTCGTAATACCTTATTTATCGCAATAGTCTGATCCTGATACTTGTCCAATGCATATCTTGTCTCAATTCCAGTGTCGATGAACTGGACATTATCCAACACATTGAAGTGATCTAGTGGACATGACTCTTCGTTGTCCCTGTTCCACCAACCATTAAAATGGTCGATCACAATTGGCTTATGATCCCTCATCTCAGACCCATCCCCTCGACTTGTACGACGCCCTGAATGGCCTATGACGAGTCATGATCTGCTGCTTACCTTTATTCGAGATTCCAGTCACCCTCTCCAGAGCCTTGACTGCCTGATCTTCCAATGCCCCAGCTCTAGTCTCATTCTCTCCAATGAAGAATGAACATAGAGCTGCGGTCTTATATGACAGATAACTCCTAGCATTAATTGTTCCGATTACGCTCAATTCATTTGCAGCTTGCAGGATAGCCTGTCTGACATATTTCAGTTGAATTTCCCTACTCGTAGTAGCTCCACCTGGATTAAACTTAATCTTCTGATCTTCCCACACCCAAAACAGGAGAGACTGACTCGCAGGATACGCGCTCAGGAACTCTCTCCTCTCCAACATAGTGAAGACATTTGAACTCCCTGTAGTCCTCTCTCCTACCTCCTGAATCTCCACCAGATCCATCGGATAGTGAACTCCACTCCCGGAATCTACAGAAGTTACCTCAGTAAGTCCAATAGGAATAGTCAGGATAGAGGAAGTTTGATTCGTCGGACTTGAGTTACTCTCCTCTAGACTTTCAACTAACTCGTCGATAGCCATATTCAAGTACGGAAGTTGAGCTATATATGTGAAGTCTGTCTTGGCGGGATCATTCAGTAATGCAGCACTCCTGTCCATTACTTCTGCGGCCGTCAGACTTGTCGTACTCATGTCTTGTCTCCGTTAAGAGACGACGAAGGCGTAGTTTCCTGCCGTAATCGTACACGTCACAGTCGTAGCCGCACTCAGATCAAAGTCTTTATTGTTTCCATTCACTTCACTCGTCCTGAGTCTCAGAACTTTCGCATCTGGCTGAAACAGAACTTCCACAACATTCGGTACAACTGCTGCTGTCATCTGACGCGCGGGTCCGGTTTGGGCTGTCACTGTCACTTGATGTGGCATGTTAATTCTCCTCGAAATTCGCAGCAAAGTATTCCTTCGCAACCAACCACTGATCCACATGATTCTTAGGATTCCTTGCAATCATATCTCCTTCTTTCGGAGATCCATTCTTAATATCCACTTCTGCTATAGAAATTCCCAACATATTCTCGCCCTCTTCGTAATAACGTGCTTCAGTTACATTTGTTCTGTGATATTCCCTGAATCTAGTATCAGACATACATTCTCCTACTGAGCGAAGGTTAGTCCAAGTTTCTTGGCTAGTTCTGGATCTGCGATAGCTTTGCACGTCGCACAAATAGGGAATTGATTATTCCTCAGATTCCCACATGCTACGCATCTGACTAGTTCTGCCGTCTGCTGATCTCCGAGCCACGGCTTCTGTGTAATGTTCAGTTCTTTGCACGCCAAGCGCGCGTCATTCGAGATAGACAGAGGATTCCCGTTCGAGCGCGACCACAGAATATCCGCTACTCGAATAATCTCCAGAAACCATCGTTTCTGATTCTCTTTTGCCTTGATCAACAGGGCTGGATGTTCAGTCTTGACTTTCTGGACCGTATATTCACCGGGCAAATAAAATAAGCCCGGCATCATGTCCGCCATGTTGCACGCCAGCAGTCCGTTACAGTAGTCTTTGACAATCGAATCAGCAATTTGTACAGAACTGACTGGAATCTCTAACAAGGGCTGATTTTCATCAACTTCACGCCACCAGCTACTAGTCCCTACGACTAGAATCGACGGCTTCTCATAACTTCCGGCCTCTATCTCGAATACCCCAGGTTGTATTGTCGCCTTCCTCTCACTTATCTTCTTAGGAAGTATGCTTACAACAGTACTCTTGTCTAGTGGATTGACGGTAGCTCTAATAGTCCGCCTATTCATCTGATGCAGACCCGGAAACTCCCCAACTTCCATTATTCTGACTCCTTATACAGAACAGTACGTACCGCCGCGTCCTTAGCTTCCAATAATTTCCGCAGAGTCACAGTTCTCTCAGGATTCATCGGATATTTCTCGACGATTTTATTCGCCAAGTCACAGAAGTCTTTACTGACCTCCTGCAATTTCTCAGGCAAGTGCGCGTATACGAAAAACTGCAACATTCTATCAGCAGGCATTAGTTCATCTCCTTTTTATAGTTACTCGGCACGACAATTCCCTCTTTGTATCTCAATGCATCACACGTATCTGTCTCATTTCCAAATAATTCCTCTTTCAGTTCATCAATTCTCTGATCCCGTCCTTCAGGAGTCGTCTCTTTCTCACTTTCCACGTATTTCCTCATACTTCTCTTTCCAAGTGCAGCGTATAGAGAGTCCACAATGAACTTAGTCGCACTCCATACGGGCGGAATAGGTCCATTCATGTCATCTCTATACGCCCAAATTGGCTCATAACTCAACTTCTGAGTCGGTAGGTCTTTGGAGTTCATCTCAGGAACTATCACGAGTCGTTCCAAGACGTAGAGTCCCTTCAAGTAGGGGTATTTCTTGACTTCAGCGACGATAGGAGTCAACAATTGAAACCCTGAAGGAGTCTCACTGACGAGTCTCTTCTCTGTCTCATCATCTGCGAACACGATTCTGAACATCGGTCTTCCAGTGTTAGAATCCAGTCCGTAGTAGTCCACAAGTCTCTGATTCAGAGTTTCAATTGTCTCCATCTCTAGCTAGACTCCGTTTTCCAGAATCCACTTACCCAATGAACGAACGAAGATCAACATCAAAGCTCTATTCTGAGCAGCAGCCAGACCCACCAGAATATTCCCTGATGTTCCAATCGTAATCGCCCCATCAGTCGGAATCAGAATCACAAATCCACCAAATCCCCCACCGAATGTAGGGACGATAGTGTTGATTGTAGTTGATCCTGTTACCTTCACAATATCAGTTTTAGGACTGATACTTGTCGCACTTGCGAGCGTACTCTCACTCAGCTTCGTCGTAATACCTGGAATCATATAAATTCCTTTCCCCACCACCGCCTGAAAGGAAGAGACGGGCGTACACGTATGGGCTACATGCAATCCCCAGATTTTTTCCACCCGTCTCTTAGTTTGTACTAGCCGACCGGAGAATACTTACCAGTATTCGGATTAAAAACAACCAGCATAACTTCTCCAACTACCGAAGCCTTAGCTGTTGCAATGTTACCGGTCGCCAATACACCTGCTGTACCTGCAAAAAGGAACGCCAGCATGTGTGGATGACTAACTGGAGGCGTAATCGTAGCAATTCCAGTGTTTCCCGACAGGACTGTTAGAAATGTCGTAGGTGCTACAGTAGCCGCACTCACAAGACTTCCCGGCATAGACGCATTCGTGGGGCTAATAGAAGCCCAATCGCTAGCTGTGATAGGCATGACTAACCGACCTTTCCAAATTTCAACAGATATCTCTGTTTAGCGGCTTTTTGACATTCCCTGCAATGTCGATGCATCTTACCATCATTATGATGCTCAACAAGATAGGTGTTTTCAGAAGTAAACTCATGCCCATTTTTGCAATGAGTTACCTCTGAATTCTGATTTCGGCCAGTTCCAGCATCAACCACATCCTGCATGTTTTCTTGATGGGTTCCAACACGGATATGATCACGTCCCCAACAATGTTTGACCTTACATTCAGGATTATGGAGTATGTGCAAGTGTTTATATTCTGGACGATAGCCATGAAATACTATCGCAGATAAACGATGGACGGTCCAAAGTACATAATCAATACGTACTACACCATATCCATATTTATTCTTTGCTCCTGTCCACTCCCAACAACCTGTTTCCGAGTTGACAGAAGTTCTCTCTTCCAGAATGTTCAAAATTCTATTACACCACTCACGGTCATACTCCACAGATGTCTCCAATTCTCTAATAACCTACAGGAACCGCGAGGTTGTCGATGTACGCACATGATGCAGGATTATTGACGAACGTCTGCATCCCAACCACCATGTAGAAGATCTCCGCAGTTGCGACACCACCAGACGCACCACGGATCTCGAAGATCTTCCGTCCATCAGTCGTGTAGAATCCGATGGGAAGGATCTCAGCGCGACCCCACGTCTCATCTACGATGAAGTCAATACGAGTCTTATCCCAGTTATTGCTGGCCTTCATGCTCGCACCTGCGAGTTGCATGTTATTCCCGAAGTACATATTCAGACCTTCCTCTTTCGTGGTCTTCTGAATAATACTTACGAGCTGACCGATTTCCTCATATGCCTGCATCT